CTAACTTACTGATTTCAATAATGCTCTTGCACTGCTCTGTATGCTTTGGGGCATCTGTGGGGCAAAATTCGCGAGCCTCTGATTGAGCATTGCGATCTGCTCACTACTGCTGTCTGCCATCCACGCACCGTAGACGTTGAAAACCATCTGAGCGCTCGTATGGCCCATCTGACTGGCAATGAAGCTGGGGTTAGCGCCAGCTGACAGTGACCAGCATGCATACGTGTGACGCGACTGATATGCTTTCCTGTGCCTTATCCCTGCTCGCTTCATCGCTGCGTCCCATAAATCACCTATCGAGTCGACTTTGTAGATGATCCCCACCTGCTGACATCTTCTGACCAGTTGAGGGTTGAAAACAAATGTACACTCGTGGCTCTCAGTTCTTCCGTATTCGCGTAGCTGAACATCGATCTGATGCCTTTTCCCAAGCCTGGTCATTTCAGCCTGATTCTTCAGGACGCTGATCGCAGGCTGAATGAGGTGTATCACTCTGTTGGTACTGGCCTCAGTTTTCGGTAGAGTGAATTCACCCAGTTTTGTATAATTACGCCTGATTGTTATTGTCCCAGCTTCAAGATCGATATCCTCCCAGGCCAGGGAGGTCAGCTCCCCATGACGGACCCCTGTGTATACTGCAAGTGACCACAGGTTTTTCGCCTGCTGATGCCGGCATGCGTCAATCAGGCGAATAAATTCGTCACGAGTTAGCGGATCTGGCTCTGCCCTGGCTTTTTTAAGAGGCTTGATCCCGGCGAATGGGTTCGCCTCTAAGTAACCGTGATCTGCGGCAAACTGAAACATTCCGGCAATAGTTGTCATGTAATAATTTACGGTGACAACACTTCGTCCCTTTGTCGGGACCTTCCCCTTCATTGGCATCTGGTGACCGGTCAGTAAATCTTTCCTGATATAAAGCAATTCCTCTTTAGTCACCGCCGACACCAGCCGATTACCCCCTATCCTTGGCACCATACTCCTTGCGACTGACTCATAACGGTTGAGTGCGTTCGCGCAGATTTCCATTCTCTTCAGATCCAGCCACTTTTCGGCAAGCTCTGAGACTGTAATTTCTTTCTTTCCCACCCCAAAAGTCTTGAGGTTAGGGGAGTCCGGAAACTGTGCCGCATACTCAAATGTGCCTGTTCTGATGGCAAAACATACCGATGTCCGCAGTTCCCCGGCTATCTTCCTGTTCTTAGCGGTGTCAGGGACACCGAGGCTTTCCCTGACACGCTTACCTTTGAAATTAAACCAGATGCGCAATGTGCCACCGTGGTTTTCGACGCCTGTTGGATATGTAACTTTATCCATTGATTCCTCCAGACGCCCAAGAGCGATATGAGATTACCTTTTTCATGGACTCAAATCATCCAGGCTGTTTGTTTTTCATTGAGGCCACCCATGCATCGACCGCTTTACGGTTGTACATGCACTCGCTTGAAGGTTTCGGATTGCCGTCCGGTGAAACGTGCACATATTCCCGTCCAACCAGCCAGCATTCTTTTCTGGCCCGGAGGATGGTCCCGGGCTTGAGCCCGGTAACCGCAATCAGCACCTTTTCGCTAACCCAGTCATTCGGTACCAGAAGAACAACATCGCTCATAGTCACCTCACACCGCATCCAGACCACGGGAGTGACACCAGACCTCAAACCTCCGCTTAACCACTTCCCGGCTGTAAAACCCCTGAAAATCCCGCGTCATGTCGTAGCGGTTTCCGTATCGCTTACGAAACCATAATTCGAGAGCCTGATTCATGACTTCACCTCCTTCTTCGCTAGTTCCTGCATGGCATCGCCGTAGCGCTCCATTCCTTTGGCGAGCGCCTGAGTCACCTCCTGCTGCGGTGCTGCTGCGGCGGCGCGATCGTATGATTCATCTGTCACATAAGACAGTGATCCGTACCCAGACAGGCTGTAGCCTATGAGTTTGGCCAGTTGCATCTGGTCTTCAGCTTCAAACTCATCCAGCGCTATCTCGTTGAGCCCGTAGCCATGCTCTGTGGCGTAATCCAGCAACTTCCTGACGATCGGGTTTTCTTTAAAACGCAGAGTGCCATGGGCGTCGATTGCAAGCGGCTGCATCGGCAACTTGTAAGCCGTCGTTACAGGTTCGGCACCCTGAAGCATGGCGGCGCGGCGGGCGTCACTGCGAACTTCGATCCCCACCTTATCCAACGCAAGCAACAAACCTCGTTCGCTGTCACCGCAGTCGTCCAGTGTGTCGTTGAGCACCGAAAGCGCTTTTTCAAAATCCTCATCGTGAATAGCGAGCGGCACAGATACCGGCGCTGGCGGGGCGGCGAAGAGCGGGAAAGCTCCACTGATGTTTGGGCTGCACTGGTCGATCAGGTCTTCGTCATCCGCGTCGAATCTTCCGAAGTAACCCACAGCCTCCGCTTCGAGCGATGCCAGCGCCAGCTTCATCGCTGCCAGCGCCATGGCCGCATCTTCGTTTACAACGCCGGGCACAGCATCGCGCTCTTCTTCAAGCTCCGTTATGGTCTTCACTAGCCATTCTTTTAGGGTAGTGCTCATTGGGCGGCCTCCTTGACTTCATCCCACTCGACCCATGCGTTGTCACCGTCAGCGTCAATTTCTCCCTTATGTCCGCATTTTGCGCACACAACTTCATCGCCAGCCCATAACGCTTCAGGCGTCACTGACCACCCGGTGACTCGCGCCTTTTGATGCTGGCAGCTTGGGCACTTATCAAGCCATTCAACTTCTACAGTTGATGGACCGAAACCATGCTTAGATCGAATGCTCATGACTGCACTCCTTTGCGAAGCTGGGCGGCGAACTCGCGGGCATCATCACCGCTGATATCTGCATGCATCTCTTTGGCGAACATCTCCACACCCTGCGCGCGCACTTCAGCCAGAAAAGCCTGGTACGCAGGAATCTGCATCACGGCCAGTGACCTAATCATCTTCTGCACTTCCGGCGGGCACCGCTCATAGTATTCGTCTGGGATGAACACTGCCTCGTTGTGGATTTCTTCGACTGCACGCAGCTCCGCAGCCAGCGCCGCACACTTGGCTTCAAGTTCTTCATAATTAAGTTTCATGCTGGTGCTCCTGAACGTTGTGAAGCCATGGCTTTATGCTCGTCGATAATTTCCATGGCTTCTGCATGCGCCAAACCTTCGAGAGAGATGACGCCCGTGTCACTTATCCCGGCTAGGCTTATCAACTCAACAAGGCGACGCGCTTTCTTAACGCTAATTTCTGGCGCTATAACGCTGCGGGTGACTTTCTTCTTACCTTTGGCAGCAGCAGAAGCTTTATCCTTCTGAAGAACCTCACCAGCCTTTTCGCCAAACTCTTTTACTCGGTCAACGGCCACATCTACGGACACGGTCCCTGACTTAACTTCTTTCTGAACGTCGTGATTGGCTGTGCTAAGAAGCAGAAGCTTTTCGACAGTAGGGACAGACTTGTTGACCAGTTTTGCTATCTCGCTGGTGGTCTGGTTGAAGGCGTTATGAAGCTCCTGAATAACAGCTGCCTGTTCCATATCGGATAGCGGGAGCTGGTTGTTACTGGTCATGATGCGCGCCAGGCGCTGAACATCGCTACCGTTGAACGGCATGATATGGATGCGGTCTACTGGCTTACCAGCTTCTGCACAACGCGCATAGCAGCGACGACGACGGTGACCTTCAACAACCCACACTCCACCTTCATCACGAGCGATAACTTCCAGCGGAGGAACAGAACCTCCGTTCATCAGATAGTTGAAAAGGTCATCATCTGCCTGGCGGGTACGCTCATCATCTTCACGTTTGTTGAAACCTTCCCGCACATAGATTTGGTCAAGGCTGATAAACATCCCGGTATCGGTGCGCTTGATGGTCCCGTCACGTGTCATTTGCTTGAATGAGTTAGCCATTAGAGAGCCACCTCGTTATTTTGGGAAATGACGACGGTAGACAACTCACGCAGTTCTCGCTGGGCTTCAAGTAAATGCATATTGGTTCTGCTCTTCGTGTGGCGTTCAACAATGCGGTCACACTCTTTGGCCCAGCTTGCGACATCTTCACGCAGAGTTGCGTTCTGAACAGCCAGTTCTTTACGCTGCGCCATCGCTTCACAAAGCGCGACGCTGGTATAGTCCAGGCGGTTAGCCAGTTCGGTCATAATTCCGCGATAAGCTGGCGGAAGAAGAGGGGCGGCCTTACGAGCTGCGTCGATAAGCTGCTCTCTGGTCATGCGTGGTTGTAACTCGGTGACGTTCTGTGTGTTCGTCATGGATAGTTTCTCCGTGTTATACGCGCTCTGCACAGCGCTGAATTTTGGTTGCACGAATCCCTCGCCGACTGGCGACAAAAAATAAAGGGGTTTCGTTTTAATAAGCACCCAACCAGGGCACTTAGTGAAACGGGCGGCTGCCACCGCCAGTTAGCTTCTCCACAATTGGAAGCGCGTTCTCCTGAGTTGATTTAACGACTACGGCCTCTCAAGTTGAACGCTGAACGCGCTTTCAGTTGTGTAAAAGGGGCGGTCGACATTAAGGACATTCAAAACTGCCGACCGCCAAGACTACACACAGCAATGAAACTTATGCCTGTCTTTTCACCACATCAGGCTCGGTGGTTCTCGTGTACCCCTACAGCGAGAAATCGGTTAAAATCTTCTCACCCCTACAGAGAGTGATGGATTCCGCCGATGGACAACAAGTGGTTGCAGGAGTTACTGCGTTCAATCCTGCGTGACATAGACATTAGGCGTTTAATGCATATGCTAATCATCTTCGTCATTCTCACGGTGCTTTTGCCTGACTCAGTTAAGCAGTCTGTTGGCGCTCACAATCCGGAGTTTCTTCCGGCATTCAGCCTGTACTATCTGATGATCTTCTGCGTCAGCTTTTTTATTTCTTCGCTAACCAGTTTCACTACAAAAACCGTATTAAACTCGCTTCAAACGCTGGCTTTACGTTTTAAAGTCAGCACGCTTTCAGTACCTGAAAAGCAGTGCCTCCTTTCTTTCATCAAAGAAGGTAATTACGTTGTCTATGCTAAAAATCACAATCCTGTAGTAGAGCAGCTGGTCTATAAGGGCATCCTTAAAAAGACCTATTCCATAAATTGCGGGCCTGATAGGGAAGGTTACGTTATAGATGATAAGTATCATTTCCATATTCTAAGGCACTTATCTTCTTACCTTTGACCAATCAGCCAACATACAATGCTCGATCCTGCTATAGCCTCGTCTCTTCCGAGGTGTCACACCTGATCGCCACGCTGGTGAAACGCTTCTGGCTGTCGTACACGCCTGGCTTGCACATTCCGGCTACCCGCTGGATCGGGATACTGCCTAAGGAATCCCCGGACCGCTGCGGCACATGTGCTATATGCCGTACTGCAACTGCTGCCTGTCTTTTCACCACATCAGGCTCGGTGGTATTCTTGGAGTTCTCACACAACCAAGAAGGATATTACAAATGGACGAAGTTAAGTTCTCTTGCCCAGAATGCAGTGGCGAACTCTTCGATAGCACCGCGATACCTGAAGGTTCTGACAGTTTTGCGGGAGCTGTCTGTGGAAATTGTGGTCACGTTGTAACTGAAGACGAGAGCTCTCAGTTCGATGATCAGCTTGCCAATGATTACTTCGACAATCTCACCAGGAACCTTTTCGATTAATGGCAAGTAACGCTTGCTGACCGCCTCAACAACCTGCGTTTGAACTTTCAAGGCGCTGCAATCTACATGCAGCGTCAATTCGACATAGCCACAGCTCTTACACTTATCGCTAATAGGCGCAAAGGTCTCGCCGGCTGGCAACTTAATCGTCTTTCTGTTTGCGCTTGTGCTCATACTGCCTACCCACAATGTTCGCTGCTGATGGATGTAATATTAGGCATCTTACATTTACAGTCAAGTCAATTTTGTAAGTTTACTTACTATTATTTTTTAAGCACTAAAAAGCCCGCGCGAACGGCGGGCTTGTAAGGGTTGGGCCTGGTCTAAAGATCAATGATTATTTGCTTAACTATACCAATTAGATTGGTTTCTTGGTTCACCTCAATGGGTTTGAACGCCGGATTTAGTGGAATCAGGTACGAAAAAGGGGGATCTATCGCTAGTTTTTTTAAGGTCGCCTCACCGCCAGAAACCGTTTGAGCCACGACAATTTTACCGTTTGCTTCATCCACGAAGCCGAACTCGGGCTCAACGATTACAATAGAACCTTCAGGAATACTCAACTCCTTACTGGAAGTCATTGAATCCCCTTTAACCCTCAAAGCAAAGGCTGAATCGGAAAGCTTGCGAGTCGTTTTAACTTGCTCATTGCTTGGATTGCCAATTACTTCAGTCCAATTGCCAGCTTGCACCCAGGATATCAGAGGGACCTCTCTGGCAGACATTAAGTTGATGTTAATGCCATTTTCGATATCGCCTGAACCAAAAACCAACCACTCCGGCGAACACTGAAGGCACTTACACACCAGTATCAAGTTTTCACCAGAAAGTTTAGTTAAATCACTTTCCCACTGGGTCACAGCAGACGCGCTTACTCCAGCCCACTCAGCGACATCGCGCTGGGTTAGTTTTTTCTGCTTTCTTCTGAATCTCAGTCTGCTGCCAACGGTATCCATATAATCTCCTCGGAATGCACGTTAGCAATCTTACATTTTATTGACGTAAGTATGCTGTCCATATACGATGTAAGAATGCTAACTAATGAGGATTCAAACCATGCATAAAGGGACAGTCGTCGACTACTACGGCGGCATTTCTAAAACCGCAGTTGCCTTAGGGGTAACTCACAGTGCCGTTTGTCAATGGGGAGAGGTCATTCCAGAAAAACAGGCTCTTTACATCGAAAGAATTACAAACGGGAAGTTGAAATACGACGCCTCTCTCTACAGCAAATTTAACAATTCTCAACACAAGCAGTAACCACAGAAAAGAGGATATGACCGTGGGTAAAGAACCTGAATGGAAAGTTGAGAAGCAGCCAGCCTGGCTGGTGGCCGCAATTAGGAAGACGATTGCCGCGTTGCCAGGCGGATATGCTGAAGCAGCGGAGATTCTGGACGAAACCCAGAACTCGCTCTTTAACCGCCTTCGTGCTGGTGGCGACCAGATCTTCCCAATGGGCTGGGCGATGGTGCTTCAGAGCGCTGCTGGCGTAAGTTACATCGCTGACGCGTTCTCACGTGAAACCGATAACGGAATTCACGTTCCCGGCGCCGTGCCTGATGATGAAAACGAAGAGATTGGCCTGAAGCTGGCCGAGCTGGTGGGGAGGCTTGGTGAGCTGGTCAACGCTTACCGTCATTACATTGAAGATGGTGTAGTTGACCGGAGCGAGTGGCAAAGTCTTAACGATATCGCATATCAGTTCAGGGTCACTCTCATGACGTTCCTGAACCTTATTTCCCGTGTTTATTGCCTCCCAGAAATGGGTGAGGCCCGCGAGTGTGCAGCTCCGGGCCCCTTGGCGTGTCGTATCAGTGGAGAAACTAACGCATGAACAGTGTAACGGTAAACAACCGTCTCCCGCAACTACGTGGTATTCCCGTTGTTGGAACCTCGTCGTTTCGGTATGAGCGGATGGTATCAGGTCGCTGGGTTCCATGTAACCACAGCAGGGCTATGGCGATTGTGGGTGTCTGGAGTCGAAAGGGGAGAGCGCTATGCGAGAACTTAACCGGCGTTTCAGAGATCACTATGGCGTCCCGGTGCGGGTCATCAGATGGGAGCCCGAGACCCGACGCGTTATATACCTCCGCGAAGGGTACGATCATGAGTGCTTCAGCCCTCTTGAGCAATTCCAGCGTAAATTTACAGAGTTAAAGGACGACCATGAGCCTGTTAATGCCATCCCGCCCGATAGTGATTAACCCTGACCTTGCGTACAGCATTGGGCTGAACGAGGCCATTGCGTTGCAGCAGGTTAATTACTGGCTGAAAGAAACCACCTCCGGACTGGAGCGTGACGGCGTGCGCTGGATTTACAACACCAATGAGCAGTGGCTGGAGCAGTTCCCGTTCTGGTCTGAATCCACCCTGAAGCGCACATTCACCCGCCTGAAAAACCTTGGCGTACTCAAAGTTGAGCAGTTGAACAAGTCTCAGCGCGACATGACGAACTATTACACGATCAACTACGAAAGTGAGCTTTTAGATGAGGTCAAAGTGACCAAATCGAAGAGTTCAAAATGCACTCTTCCATCAGGTCAAAATGAACCGATGGAAGAGGTCAAAGTGGAACGTTCCATCGGGTCAAAACGAACCGCTCTCATCAGGTCAAATTGCACTGATGTTCTTACAGAGAATACAACAGAGAATACTACAGATATTAAAAACCCTATTTGTCCGGTTGCGCCGCAACCAGACGGTGATGTGTTGATTACCGATCAGGCTAAACAAGTTTCAACCCACCTGAACCAGGTGACCAGTTCGCGTTATCAGGTTTCAACAACCTCGCTGCAAAACATTCGCGCCCGCATCGGGGAGGGCTTCACCGTTGAAGAGCTGTCGCTGGTGGTGGACTACTGCAACGCCAAGTGGAGCGACGATTTAACAATGGCGGCCTACCTGCGCCCGCAGACACTTTTCCAGCCAACGAAGTTTCCAGCTTACCTGAAGTCCGCTACCAACTGGGCGAATGCCGGAAGGCCAGCGCGTGTTAACGGGAAGTGGGAGCGTGAGGATGGAATCTTCAAATCAAGCTTCCAGAATACCGACTACAGCAAAATCCCCGATGGCTTCAGAGGAGCGAACAAATGATGGAATTAACGCCGCGTCAGAATGAAGTGTTCGAAGCTATCAAGGTTCATATCGAAAAGGCAGGCTTTCCACCTACTATGCTGGAGCTTGCCGGATTAATTGGCTGCGCATCACCGAACGCTGCTGTAGAGCACGTGAAGTCGCTTAAGAAAAAAGGTTACATCACTGTTGCTCCTGGCGCAGCCAGGGGCATTACCGTCGTCAAAATGGAATGGGATGCAGATCCAGTAACGATCATCAAAGACCTGCTATCCGGCGGAGACAAGGCCAGAGATAACGCTGTTGAATGGCTGAAAAAACAGGGAGTGAGTTTATGAAACTGGTGCTCCCGTTCCCACCGAGCGTAAACACATACTGGCGAGCCCCAAACAAGGGGCCGTTAAAAGGCCGCCATCTTATCAGCGAGAAGGGCAGGGCATACCAGAGCGCGGCATGTGCAGCGATCATTGAGCAA